AGGCAAAGGATGCACTGAAGCTTCTATCCCAGTAATTGCAACGGTTACAGCCTACGCATGAAGCGGAGCAACTATTCCGATAAATACTATTAAGGGAATAGATACCCACCACCCACCACCGCCACACACAGCAAGAGGAAGAAGAAAGAAAAAGAGTGAAGCGGCCCTACTCCGTCCGGGAAGCGTGTGAAAAATTTGGGGGAGCCCCGAAGCAGTGGGGTGTGTGGTGGAATGTTGTGTGTGTGCGGTAACACGAACGAGGACGGACCATCAATAAAAAAGACCCCCAAAATTTTTCTAAAACCCATAAAAAGCCGAATGAATATTCAATGCGATGCATGAAAGTCTCGCCGAAAGCCACCGTAAGACAAAATTTTATGCAAAAGGTGAATAAACGATGAATAATCGCGAATTTGGACGCCCTCAAAGGCTGAAAGCAGCATTAGAGTACTGCCGGATGACGGAGAAGCAGAGGAAAGAATATCGAGACAAGGCCTGGAGGAATAGTAGTAGGAAAGCTGAAGCCGGTTCGATTCCGGCCCTTGTCACCAGTGCGCCCAACGCACAAATAACTTAATAACATGTCTGCTTTTCTGGGCGGCATGCCGCCGGAGGTGTGCGGCGTAAGTTCACATCTTGCCATGGGAACGGCATCGTTGTTTTCATTTTTAAGACCGAGGCCGGCGGTATATCCGGTCTTTTGTTATGGATTTACAGGAAGTATATCTTAAAAACATACAGGCAGACTTTTTGTATTTCTGCTATTACGCACATAATCACGGGAGAAGTTTAGAGGATCTTTTATGGTATCCATCGAAGCTTCACAAGTACCTGTGCCGGAAAGTGCAGGAGTTTGTCGAGACAGACAGCGGCAAATCATTTTCCATTCTGATTCTCAATACACCACCGCAAGTAGGGAAGTCAACAACAGTGACGGAGACTTTCCCTGTGTGGTGGCTGATGAGGAACCCCGACAAGGGGGTCATCGAAGTATCATACGGAGATGACCTGGCAGAGAGGTTCGGCAAAGCGAATCTGGAGAAGCTGGAGCAGTTCGGATACATCTTCGGAGTGAAGCCTGACAAGAAGAAGGCCACAGCAAGGGAGTTTCAGATCGCCGGGCATAAAGGAAAGATGATATCCAAAGGATACGGTTCCGCCTTAACAGGAAACACCGGAAATCTGATTCTCATAGATGACCCTGTAAAGAATGCTGTCGAAGCTGATTCCGAGAGAGATCGTGACAAGAAGTGGGCAGACTTTCAGAGGTCAATCCTTACACGTGCAGGAGCAGGAGACAAGATAATCCTGATTATGACAAGATGGCATGAGGATGACCTGGCTGGTCGCATCATGGAGAACTACGCCGATAAAACTACTGTCATCAACATCCCATGTGAGTGCGAAGACGAGGATGACCCATTAGGACGGAAGATAGGGGATTCCATCTGCCCGGAGATAGGAAAGGACAACGCATGGCTGAAGGACTTCAAAGCGTCTTTGATAGATGAAGAAGGCCGAAGGACATGGAACGCATTGTATCAGGGCAGACCCACAGAACGAGAAGGTAACGTTCTGAAGAGAGACTGGTGGGAGTACTACGAAAGGAAAGACTACGAAAACGGCACATTAGTATTCGACAGGATGATAATGTCCGTTGATGCCACTTTCAAGGACAGGAAAAACAATGACTTCGTAGCCATCACTGTCTGGGGGAAGAAAGACAACAGGATCTATTTAGTGGATCTGATAAACGAGAGGTTCAACTTCACTGAAACGATAAGAGCGATACGGATGATGAAGGCAAGGCATCCGAGAGTGCTGAACATATTGATAGAAGACAAGGCGAATGGTTCAGCCATCATCCAGGTATTAAGAGAAGAGATGTTCGGGATAACAGCGATAACTCCGCATGAATCGAAAGAGGCGAGAGTAGACGCTGTTTCTTTCGCTATAGAGTGCGGAAACGTGTATTTGCCGAAAGACAAGAACTTCACATGGGAATTCATCGAACAGTGCGCTGCATTCCCCAACGGAAAGCACGATGACCTTGTAGACTCGATGTCACAGGCACTCACAAGGCTGATTTTCACCAAAGTCAGACACGAACCTGAACGGAAATACTTCAATAAAGAACGTTCATTCACTGTAAAAACGAGAAATACAGGCCTTGGAGCCGGGGAGAGGATACATGTTATTTAACATTTTGGCTGTTGTACTGGTGATATACGCTGTTCTGTCCCCGTTGTGGGTGATAAAGGCGGTGAAATTCGGCATTTCAGTTGGCGAAAACCACAAGGAAGCCGCCGAGAAGCCGGTATTCCACATCCCTTCGGAGAAAAAGAAGGTGAAACCGCCGGTACTGTCCAAAGAAGAACAGCAGATCGTTGACATTTTAGAAAATGTTGACATATACGATGGCACAAGCCGTGGTCAGAAGGAGATTGAGGTATGATCATAGAGGCAAAAGAGACAAACCAGCCGTGTAAATACTGGAAACTGTACCAAAAAGGCATAGATTACATCAGTAAAAAGAATATAATTCCCAAGACTAACAGGAACTGGAATTTCTTCAGTGGAAAACAGTGGGAAGGCATCCAAGCGGCAGGCGAGAACCTGCCGTTTTTGAATTTCGTGAAGCCTATCATCAAGCATAAGGTATCCACTGTATCGCAGAACAACATGGTGGCGCACTATTCCGATGCTGAAGGCAATCAGGAGTTAGGCCCTGTCTATGCAATGCTTGACCAGAAGTTCAGTGCATGCTGGGAACATGCCAATATGGACATGATTCTGTGGTCAACAATCAAGGATGCGGCGGTAACAGGCGATGGTATCCTGTATTTCGGCACAGCAGACATGACAGAAGTTCAAAGGCTTCCGAATACTGCCCTGCTTTATGGTGACGAATCAGAGCCGGACATACAAAAACAGCCTTATATCATCATCCATCAGAGACTATTGGTGAACACTGTGAAAGACCTTGCAAGGGCGAATGGTGTTTCAGAGGATGAGATCGAGCTTATCCGTCCTGACCAGGAGAAAGAATACATGGTAGGCAACACAGAGGAAGTCGAAGAGGATTCTTCCTCCGGGAATTCCAAAGTGACAGTATTGTTCTACTTCACGAAGTGCGATGGGATAGTCCATATCGCCAAGTGTACGAAGAATGTAGTCATCGAAGAGATAAGACCCATCGCATCGATGAATCCAGACGGAACAATAAGGACAGGACTTTCATATTATCCGATATTGAAATACTCATGGGAAGACTACCCCAATGATGCAAGAGGCCTTTCGGAAGTAGAGCAGCTGATACCGAACCAGCTTGAAGTCAACAAGACGCTGGCAAGGCGGTCAATGATAATCAAGCTGACAGCATATCCGAGACTAGCCTATGACGAATCGTCAATAAGGAATCCTGAAGAGTTAGAGAAGGTAGGCAAGCCTATCGCAGTACAGACCGGCGGTGTTCAGAGCATCAATCAGATGATTTCCTATCTGAACCCTGCGCAATCCAATGGGGATCCAAAGCATTTCGCTGATGACATCATGGAATACTCACAGGAACTTTCTGGTTCCGGTGAGACAGCGATGGGTAACATCAATCCTAACAGAGTAGCGGCATCAGCCATCATAGCCATCCGTGACCAGGCGGCACTCCCACTGAACGAACAGGTGGCGAAGATGAAGACCTTCGTAGAGGAGTATGCGAGACTTGCGATCGAGTTGTGGATGGTGTATAACCCTGACGGCATGAAGGTTCTTACTACAGAACAGGACATCTACACAGGAACAGAGACTCCTGTTATGAAGATGGTCACAAAGGATGATTGGGATGCTATGAAGCCTGACATCCGTATCGACACATCACAGGATAGTCCGTGGACGAAGGAAGCCGAGCAGAACCTTCTCGATGCTCTGCTGGACAAACAGCATATTACATTCGAAGAGTATGTAGACCTGTCAACAGAACACGGCATCGTTCCGAAGAACAAGCTGAAGAAGATTTTAGAGAAGCGGAAAATCGAACAGGCACAGATGGCACAGCAAATGAGTCAGGAGGAAGAGATAGACCCTGAATCCTATGCAAGACAGCAATGGGAGTCACAAGAAGGATTAGAAGAGGAGGAACAATAAGGTTTCTCCTTTTTTAATAGATAAAAACTAAACACAAGAAAGGAAGTTTTTTATGGCATTTGATGAAATCAATGTCGAGGAATTTGAACCGGCATTGGACGAAGGCGTAGAAGAACAGGAAGCCGCCGAACCTGTAGAGCCAGAAGAACAAGGCGAAGAAGCTCCGGAGATCGCCGAACCGGAATCCGAAGAGCCAGAAGGCAAAACAGCCGCAGACGCTGCATGGGCGAACATGCGAAGAAGAGCGGAGGAAGCCGAGAGACTGGCAGCAAAAGCACAGGCAGAACTTGAATCCATGAAAGCAAGGCAGGATGCAAGGGAAGCTGCGCTGGCAAATATGGATATCGATGAGATCGATGCCATTGCCGAATCAACAGGAATGACGAGAGATGAAGTGTTAGCTGCTATCCAACGTGAGGAGGAAGCGGCGGAGGCAGAGATACGTGACAAGGAGAAAGACCTTCAGATACAGGAACTTCAGAGCCGTATCGATGAAGCCGAAGCCGAAAAAGCGATGGCAGAAGACCTTGCTATGTTGCAGAAGATCGACCCAAAACTGAAATCACTTGAAGAACTGGGCGATGATTTTGCGGCATACATCTCCGCAGGGCTTACTGCGGAACAGGCCTATTACGCCATTCGTGGAAAAGAGCTTTCTACCAAAGCCGTGCCAGCATCCCCTCCGGGCAAGATTACAGAATCTGCACCACCGGAGAAGGATTACTACACGGAAGACGAAGTAGCCAACATGACATCCGAGGAGAAATCAGCGAATTGGGAGAAGATAATGGCATCACTTCCCAAGTGGAAGAGAGGCTGACATCCCGGAAAGGATTAACAAATGGCACTTGAAAAATTCATCCCGGAAATCTGGGCGAAGCAGTTTGACAAGGAACTGGAAAGACAGCTCGTTTTCTATGAGAACACAAACCACAAGTATGAAGGTATCGCCAAGAACCCCGGCGATACAGTAAAGATTCTCGGACTTGGCATGCCGACACTGACATCCTACAACGATGGCAAACTGCATGCTGTTCCGACACCGGAAGCTATTCAGGATCTGTCCCAGACAATGCCTATCAGACAGATTGAGGAATTCGCATTCTATGTGGATGACCTTGAAAAGAGACAGGCAGAGGGCGGCGCAGGTCTGCTGGGCGAGTACATGAATCAGGTCAAGTATCTGGTAGCCAACAAACAGGATGCTTACATCGCCGGTCTGGTAGCCGATACCGCAGTAGCAAAGGCGTACAGTGCTGCTCCGACAGTAGTAGCTGGCACAGCCAGCAGCGGCGAAGCGAACATTCTGGACGCTATCGATGTGGCTCTGCTGAAACTGCTGGAGAACGACATTCAGAGAACAACTGAAATCACTCTGACAGCTCCCCCGGCATTCATTCAGATGCTGAAGAAGGCATATGTCGAACTGGACACCAACAACAGCGAGATGATGAAGAACGGCAGAGTAGGACGCTATGCCGGCATCACCATCAAGGAATCCAACAACTGTCTGAAGACCGGCAGTGCGAACAGCAAGATCACTCACATTCAGGTGAAGACGAACAACGCTATCGCATTCGTCAAGCCGTATCTGCATCTGGAATCCTACAGACCGGACGGATACTTCCAGGATGCTGTCAAGGGATACTCCCTGTATGACGGCAAAGTAGTTAGACCTAAAGAGATCATCGACCTTAATGTTAAGCTCGGTGACTAATTCGGAGGTGCAATATGGCAAGAGCAACAGCAGTAACCAACAGCAAATGCTACGGTCCTAATGTCGTAGCGGCGGCAACAGCGAATTCCGTTACCGCAAACACAGCGTTCTACGTTGACGCAAACGAACTGGATGAGAGAACAGTATTCCTGTATGTGCCGAGTGCGGCTGATGGCGCACTGACCATTGCGGCTGGCACAGGATATGCCGGAACAACTGACCTCACTCTGTCCTGTGCGACAAGCGGCGGCCAGTACTTCTTCACTCTGGATTCTGCGAGATATGCAATCGCAAGCGGAGAGAATGCAGGCCTCATCAAGATCACAGCAACTAAAGCTGGAACATTCTCTGTTCTTCAGCCGAAAGTTTAACTGACGGAAAGGGGCAAGGGCGATGACCCTTGCCCTCTTTTTTTATAAGGAGATAACTATGTCTACAAGGAAACAGAGACAGCGTATCGAAGCAAGAATGGAAGAAGCGAAAGCGAAGAAACCCAAGAGGACAAGAAAGAAACCGAAGAAAGAGGAGTAGACCATGACTTATGCAGATGTAGTACAGAACATTAAGAGTCTTGGATTCAGTGACGATGATGAGATGGAAGAATTCGCAGAAAGCGGAGTACTGTACGATTCCATCAATCGTGCAATCACAGAGATCAATCTGCGTCTTTCTCCCATTTATGAACGATACGAATTTGAGATAAGTGATACGGATACAGGATATCTGTACATCACGATGAAAGATATCGATGACAACTTCCTTGACTTCGCTGATACGCCGGTCTTGTTCAGGCGTGAATCTGACATGTATCAGAAATTCAATGACTATCAGATAGAAGCCGGGGACACAGTAGTAATCGATGCAGATTCGAACAAAGGCAGTTTCAGGATATTCTACAAGGCCATGCACGAACCATTCACAGGTTCCGCACAGCTTCAGGAAGATGTTCCTCTGCCACTCAAAGTGCATCACTTGGTTCCCTTGCTTGCGTCTTACTACGTATGGCAGGAAGACGAACCGGCAAAGGCTGCACAGTATTACAACATGTTCGAACAGAAGTCCGTGGAGGTTGCAGAACAGGAAGTCCAAATGAGAGCGAGAATCATACCAGGGGGGATCTAAATGGCAGTTCCAGTACCCAAATCAGACAAGATATACACAAAGGTATATGACAATTTCAAAGGCGTGGATTTCACTAACGATGCATCGAATGTGTATGTGAGAAGAAGTCCGGGCGGTGTGAACATGCTCCCTCTGGATGACGGCAGACCTTACAAGAGACATGGCTGGACAGTGGTCAATCCGAAAGAGGATTTCCTTGCCGGGTCAACAGCTACAGACTATTCACCGAAACGAATCCATCACTTTTCATTGGGCGGTGAGGATTACATGGTGTTCTTCAATTCGCTGGGTGTGTTCTTCAAATCAGAGAAGACATCGAGCGAAATGCCGGGCAATGTGAATGGGATAGCCAAGATCAAGCTGGCATCCGGGGACTTGGAGAATCCTACGCTTTCAACATTCCCACCGGAAGTAGGCGGAGAAGCCTTACCGGCAGACCCTGGAAGGGCATTCTTCTTTGAAGGGAACGGAACAGCCGGATTCTATGTGTTCGTAGGAACAGAGTTATACAGATTCGATGGGAGATACTTCTGGCATGTAGACCCATACATTCCGAAAGTACTTATCGCCTGTGACAAGTATGGAGCCGGAACAGCGTATGAGCCGGTCAACCTTATGACAAGGCAGAGAAGCATCCAGTATCTGTGTGACGGTGAATCGACACAGTATGTAGTTCCGGGCGGCGTAAAGAACAACACAGCGGTCATAGAACAGCTTCAGGTGACAGGAAGATGGGAGACACTTTCATCCGGGTATTCCATTTCCGGCGGAGTTATCACATTCAGCGTTGCTCCGCCTGTTGTAGTCGAAGGCGAAGACAACATGAGAGTGACATACATCCCGGATGGCGGATATGTCAAAGTCACAGAGGAACAGCAGCAGATAGCTGATGAGAGCATAGAAGATGTCGTAACACAGGCTGTCTCGTCCGAATCCAACGCTGTCATGGTGGTACAGACAAAAAGATACAGGACGGTCAAAGTCAAATTCGAAGCCGGGAAGAACAAGGTCAAGGAAGAATGGACATACGGTGCATGGAAGACGGACCCAAACATTCCATACATCATCAAGTCGAGGACACCGGCAACCATTCAGACCATCAACCTTACTGACGAAGACCCCGTGTTTGAGTTCTATGGTTCCGGCAGTTACCATCCGATTCCATCAAATGCAGAGATAACACCGACGGCATACGCAGATAAATACACCATCATGCCGAAGCCGGAAACATGGTTCTCATACGGAAGTACTGAAGCAACCACCACAACGAGCAAGGCATGGGAAACAAAATCCTACAAGAAGGCTCTGGCGGAGAACGAAGCACAGTTCAAGAAAAACAAGACCATCAAGATCAAGAAGGTGGAAGGTGTGGAAGATGAAGTCACGATGACAACATACACACTTCCTATCAGGGCGAACTATGACCAGTACTTTGTTTACTCTGCATCCACAACAGACGCAAAGACCGTAGTCACAGAATCCTTTGATTACGTGGAAGGTGACGGCGAGTATATCACGCATGACGCTTCTGCCTTTGCTGCATGTCAGAGAACATTCGTATACGGCTCCGGTATGTATAACCAAGTGTTCTACTCCGCATCAACACTGGCTGGGTATAACTCCCGTGTGTGGTACTCAATGGCATCAGACCCAACCTATGTGCCGGACACAAACTACATCGAAGCCGGCGGTGATGATACGCATATCGTAGGAATGATGAAAGTCTCCGGGTATGTAGGAATCATCAAACAGGGTTCAGCTATGGACGCATCCGTGTATCTGGCATATCCGACATCCTTTGAGACGGACACCACATTCGCTGTTATGCAATCCATCAATGGTGTGGGAGCATTGTCCAACGGAGCATTCAATATCTTGAACGCAGAACCCTTGTATCTGTCCAAGGACGGAGTGATGGGTATCGAGATCTCCGAGACAGAAGTAGACAGGAAGGTAAAGAGCAGAAGCTACTACATCAATAAGAAGCTGTGCTCCGAACCGAACCTTGAAAACTCTGTGTCATTCGTGTTCCGCAATCTGTACTATCTGGCATTGAATGGTCATGTGTATGTACTGGACGGAGCACAAAAGAACTCATGGGCGAATGAAAAGACGAATCTCCAGTATGAATGCTATTACTTGGAGAATGTCCCGGCACAGTGTTTCTCTGCAATGGACGGTGTTCTGTACTTCATGGACTACAAGGGGAATCTCTGCAAATTCAAGGAAGACACAGACGAACATCCGTACAGGGACGATTACTCACTGGGGGAACCGACATACACCATGTCAAAGGCTCCTACGAACATGACATATGCTCTGACGGATTTCGCATCCACACCGAGCGAGGATGAAACTATCCTGTACGGAGATACCTGGTACACCATCACAGGGATAGACGAAGACAACAGCACCGTCACAGTAGACACAGGCGTTCCTATCGTAGCGAGATGGGACACCATTGCGGATGATGATGGGGCAGTGCACTTTTTCAAAAATTTGCAAAAAAAAGGATGTCTTGTGTCGCTTCTGCCGGATTCAGACAGCGGCGTAAAAGTGTATCTGAAGCCGGACGAAAAGGAAGCTGTGAAGTACGGAGATACAGACGCAGCTGGAAACCTTCTCCCTTCGGAGCACTACATCAAGAAGAAGATCAAGAAGTACAAGAGACTTCAGATAATCTGCGTCAATGACGGACTGGATCAAGGCTTCGGCATAGACCAGATAATCAAAAGCTACACCATGGGGAACTACAGTAAGAACAGGAAGTGATTATATGACCGTACTAAACAGGCGAGATGCTTATTCGGCCATCCCACAGTTGGAAAGCAAACTGTCCAAGCTGTCTGATTACATCACTGTTGAAGACGGAAAAATTCAAATCAAGATAGAAGACCTCTACGGAAACATGGCCTCTATCACAGAATATGCAGAGGGTATCGAGCAGAGAGTGGAAGGCATCGAAGGTGACTATGTTACATCAACACAGCTTACACAGACAAAATCAGACCTGACCTTGGAGATAAACGAAAAGGCACAGGTATTCACATCACAGCCGACAACTCCGTACTACGTTGGAGACCTTTGGACACAGGGGCCGAACGGTGAGATATATCGATGCAAGACCAACAGATTGAGTGGCAACTATAATTCATCTGATTGGGAGAAAGCATCAGATTACACCGATGACACCACAGCCACAACGGAAGCGAATGCAAGAAAGACAATCGTCAGAGCATTCAACGGCGGAGTGATTACTGCTTATCAAGGCAACAGCATTGGAGTATACACCAATGCGTCTGGATCAGTAGATATCGTGAAACTAACATGGAGTGGAGCCACGCCGAGCATAGCTGCTACATACACGGAGTATGGAAAAACCGCAAAATTCTATTCCACGGATAATAATGGAACATGCAACGCAGAAATCAGTGGTTCGGGGTTTTATGCCAACACAGACTACGGTCCATATGCGATTAATGTTAGGCGAGGTTCAGACCCAATTTTCGGTATTGGGACACAAAGTAAAACATCAGCTCTTATAGAAGGATTCATAGGAAACATTTCTTTTGAAGAGCGTGGAGGAACTACAGGTGCTTACAATGTGAACTTGGACAGGCCGATATACTTCAACAATCAAACCCTTCATGCAGATGGAATATCCACAGGCAGTGTTTATATGTCTGGCAACCTTCGTGTTGGTGGAAGTGTGTATACAGACCTTCAGTTTGGTTCTGCAAATACAGGGGCCAAGAACCATAACGGAAACTGGATTGCAAGATATTCTTCGTCTGATAGTGCAAACGTCTTCGGCAACACATCGGAGACAACGTATGTCAGAGGTTCGTCTGTGTATCGCTCCGGCGGTGGAAAAGATTTTGATACAGGGTCAGACATTCGGCTCAAAGAGAACATCAAGCCTCTTGATTATGCAAGCGACATCATCCTTGGCCTTGATGCTTTTGAGTTTGACTGGAAAGAGCGTGGCAATGAAAAGTATGACGAGCGAAAGCAACTTGGTGTATCTGCACAGAAGACAAGAGAACTGTTCAAGGACAAAGGGCTTGATGTAGATCAGTATGCGATGTTTGGACAGGACGGAGAATACTACACACTGTCATACGGAGATTTTATTCCGATGCTCATAAGAACAGTTCAAGACCTTAATGGTCGCATCAAAGAACTTGAAGCGAAACTGGAGGGCAAAGATGCTGACGATTGATACAACAACTATGCTGATAGAATTGACAAGGGGTGATTCAGCCTCGATTGTCTTTTCAGCAGTAGACGGTGAAGGAAATGAATTTGAACCTGTCACCGGGGATAAATTAACATTCGCAGTAGCAAAGAAGGTCGGCGATACGCCGATCTTTTCTATTACCAATGAATACAATGGGGATTCCGATGCATTCTGGACTATCCTCATCGAGCCGGAGCACACAGCACAATTAGATTTCAAGACCTATGTATGGGATGCACAGATTCAGACGCAGTCCAGTACCGTCACCATCATAGGAAAGACAGACGATGTATCGCCTAAATTCAAGGTATGGGGCGAAGTAGCACAGGAGGTGTGACATGGCTGATATGACAGGCACATACATCTCCAGTGGAGAGCTGCAAGGGACGATAGTATCTGCCGGACTACTCGCAGGAACCATCGTAGGAATGCGAGGGCCTAAAGGAGACAAGGGCGATAAAGGAGACACCGGCAATACAGGAGCAACAGGAAACGGCATATCTTCGTTTCTGCTGAATCAGGACTACACTTTGACCATTTCCTTTACGGATGGAACTTCGTACACCACAGGCTCAATCAGAGGCGCACAGGGGCAACAGGGAGAGAAGGGTGATACCGGCTCACAAGGTCCGCAGGGCATACAAGGCATTCAAGGCGAGACAGGAGCAAAGGGAGACACTGGCCTTACTCCTCAATTATCCGTGGGTTCTGTGACTACCCTGCCTGCCGGTTCAAGCGTAACGGTCACGATCACCGGCACAGCAGAAGCACCGATACTGAATTTCGGAATCCCAAAGGGAGACCCCGGACAGGACGGTGGAATTGAAGTCGATGATGCAATGTCTTCAACATCATTCCATCCTGTACAGAACAGGGTTATCACGGCGGCACTTGCTGGCAAGGCTGATACTGCGGACATCCCCACAAAGACATCAGACCTTACGAATGACAGCGGATTTCTGACACAGCATCAGGACATCAGCGGCAAGGTGGACAAGGTCACAGGCAAAGGGTTATCCACAAATGACTACACCACAACGGAGAAGGACAAACTGGCAGGGATCGCCGCAGGTGCAGAAGTCAATGTGCAATCCGATTGGAATCAGACCACATCCACGGCGGACGATTACATCAAGAATAAGCCGGCAATACCAACAAAGATAACTGATCTTACAGATGACAGTGATTTTGTGAGTGAAGATATTATCGCAGATGAATACAGCCCATCCTCGGCCTATGCCGTTGGAGATTATTGCATCTTTGATGGACAGTTCTACAGATGCACAACGGAAATTTCCACAGCAGAAGAATGGACGGCGGCGCACTGGACAATGGTTACTGTCGTGGAAGAACTTACTGACTTAAAGGACTATATTACACCACAAATGTTTGGTGCTAAAGCTGATGGTGTTACAGATGACACGGCAGCCATACAAGACGCACTTGATAGTGGATATGATGTGTATTTCCCAAAGGGTATATATTCAAGCGATACATTGTATGTAAGTAATGACAACATTTTAATAAATGGTGGTGGTTCGTCCATCTTATTTGGCAAGTCAAGTGGATTTGTTATACCGTCAACAAAACATGATATAGAGATATGCAATATTAATTCCGAGTTAGTTTATGTAAAAGATTCTGAAGAGACAACCAATTCGCACATTGCGCTGGTTGGTATTGAAAGCGGAGAGCATGCCGCATATAACGTGAACATACATGACTGCACATTTGTTGGTGGTGTTATGGGCATATCTGCAGCCAGTTCAAAGAATCTTTCCATTGTTGATTGTGCGTTTGATTCATTTGTATATAAGCCCGAAGATTCTGCTGGTGGGTATGGGATTCTGTTGCAATCGTGCATTAATGTTAAAATCAAAAGAAGCAGGTTCTCTCTCGGGAAATATGGAAGACATGATGTGTATGTGTCTGTTGATAGAACGAAATCAGACCATGTTCTTTGCAAAAATATAGTTATCGATGCGTGTTCGTTTGACCATTCATCTTTGGAACTTGATGGGGATAATCATTATTATTCAAGTACAACGGTTCCAATAAACGTCAGAACAAGCATAATGGTCGCAATTACTAACTGTTATTTTTATTCAACAGTTGGAATGGTAACATACTATTCGGAAGACGGGGATATTGTTGGTGGTATTTTATCAGGATGTGTGATTGATTCCCCTGTGGCAAACTCTGGTTCGCTTGAGACAAAGTATGCAATTAATGTTCCACCTACAGACTATTCTGTTACAGCGTTAATAAACGGTATTTCGGTGGTTAATGAACCAAACGATTATCAATCATTTGCCTCATTATGGAATTGCAATATAAAAATAACAAATTGTGATATTGGTGCAACAAGGATTTTGTGTGCGAATGACGTAATCGTACAACTTGACAATATAACAACTAAAATAACGTATTATTTCATCAGGTTTAATGGTTCGGACCAGACAAAAGGATATTGTAGAAACATTACATTCCTTGTCGCACTGATTGGCGACAAGTATTATTATGCAAGCGGTGCAAGTGTTTCCGACGGTTTCTTCGTGCATGGATATTCTGATAAATCGTATGACAATAACACGTATTGCTATCGTAAAACGGAATTGGCAAGGTGTGGCGATATAGTGCAATGTTCTATTGGTGTTCTCAAAGATCTTCCGCAGAACACTTTTATCACATTATTCAAGTTAGACGAGGAATATCGCCCAAGACAAGAAGTCGCATTCACACTTATAACAAGAGACGCGTCAAAGAATTTAATACAAGGTTGGATAAAAACAGATGGGGATATTATTGTATATAATTTATCAACAGCAACTAGCGGAAATCTAAACGTAAATGAGACAATATCATATATTGGTTCAAATTAAAGCAGACTTTAAGTCAGTAATGGGGCGGAGCAATCCGCTCCCATTTTCGTAGAAAGGGGGAACAATGAAATATCTTATCCAACACAGGAAAGAGTTCGCTATCACGGTGGCCGCTTTCGTGATGGCTGTAATTAATCTTTACAAGGCGATCAAATCACATAATGTCACAGAAGATGTTATCATCGCTGTCCTGGTCACAGCCACAACCATCCTTGCATGGTACTACAACATGCCTACATCGGAGGAAAACAGCATCCACACAGGCATGATGAGGTTGGAAAAGGCAGAGAAGAACAGGGACGATGACTTCATCGGAGAGACATTCTTTGATGAAGATGATGATGATATCGAAGTAGAGGAGTGCGAAGAACAGCCGGAAGATGCACATGATGAGGAAGTAAACGATGACTTACAAGACATATAAGCAAGAGGAAACATGGGCAGATATTCAAGGCTATGAGGGAATATATCAAGTTTCTGATTTAGGACATGTGCGGTCGCTTGACAGGACTATTAATCATCCTCATTGTGGCAAAGTCAGACGAAAAGGAAAAATCCTAAAGCACGTTAAAAATGCTGATGGATATGACGGTGTTTTTCTGTATATCAACGGCAAGTCAAAACGCTGTGCTGTCCATCGGCTTGTTGCGGAGACATTTTGCGAAAAGCCGGAGGGCAATGTCGAAGTCAATCATCTCAATGAAAACAGAGAAGATAATCGTGCATCCAATCTTGAATGGATTTCTCATGCGGACAATGTGCGTTATGGAACTTGCATTGAAAAGCGTGCGAAGGCATTCCGCAAGCCGGTCATTGCAACCGATAAAAACGGTGTCGAGCATCGTTTTGAATCCTTGACAGATGCGGCTAAACATTTTGGATTTCTCAGAGGCGAAATATCACGGTGTTGCCGTGGCATCTATAAAACCTATCACGATATGACATGGCGATATGCAGAGGAGGTGTGACGTGGGATATAAAACTTTTCGTCAGTATGACAGCAGATGGGGAAACAAGAACTACAATGGTTCTTCCACCATGGCTGCTGCCGGGTGCGGACCGACAGCCTGTGCAACTGTGATATCAAACCACAATCCGAAAATCAATCCTATCAAGACCATGAAATATATGCAGGAACATGGCTATGCTATCAGAAACAACGGCACAGCATGGAACGGCATCCCGTCATGTATGAAATGGGGCGGTCTGAAAGAAGTCGGAGAAATGTCCACCATGTCCGAACTGTGGGCCTACATGAAGAAGCACAAGCATGCCTGTGGTGTTCTTCTGTTCAGAGCCGGGACAAAGGGCGGTGTGACATGGACAACAGCCGGGCATTTCGTAGCCTTCACAGCATACAAGGTGGTGGATGGCAAACACTATCTGTGGACAAGAGACCCCGGTGGAAGAAACCATGATGGATGGTTCTGCTATGAAACGAAGATGCAGGGATTGATCGTGAAGGTTTGGGCAGGCATCTCCAACCCCCAAAAGTCCAAGCAGGAAATAAAGCTGGACAAAATCAAACACATGGCGGTCAAATGCTCATGGCCTAAAGGGACAGGCAGAAGCAAGAAGGGATACCCGGAAGGACATCCGAAGAAAGCGTATAAGAAGGCACTTAACGCCGCATATCCTAACAGAAGCGGATGGAGAGACCAGACGCACAAGGGAGCATCCTGTGATGTGTTCGTGGGAACTGTAATAAGAGCAAGCGGAGTGGACAAGAAGTTTCCAAGAGGGTGCGATGATGTTCCAGGCTACATGAAGACAGACCACGCACGGAAGAAATGGAAGGAAGTAAAGAGCCACAAGATGAAAGATATTCCTGACGGTGCGTTTATTTTTCAAATCTATGAATCCGGGGCAAAGCATATCATGATTAAAGTGAATGGCAAGTTCGTTGCCAATGCTCATTATTGCAGTAGAACTTATCCGGTAATCGAATCGTACAAGCACATCGTCAGAAGTGATTCAGCTTGCCGTGTGTTCAAGGTCTACGTTCCAAGGGGGTGACAACATATGACATATGAGATCCTTATCGGAGCACTTGGGTTCATCGGTGCAATGGTTGTTGTCATCAGACCTATCATCACACTTAACCAAAACATCACTTCACTGACATTATCAGTGAATCAGCTAAAGGAAATTCTGGCTGAAGTAAAGGAACGCGTCACGAATCATGGTAAAGAAATCGATGAGATCAGGACAGAGCTGGCGGATCACGAAGCCAGAATAAGGTCGTTGGAAAAGTAGGAGGGAAAAATGGCAGCCACAACGTACAAGGACTTTTACAAGAAGTATACCAAGGGAATGGACAAGAACCTTGCGGCTTATGACAATATGTCGCAGAACTATGCCAACTCTGTAGACTCAAACACAGCCGCACAGATCGCAGACGCAACGAAGTCAGCACAGGGACAGCTTCGGCAGGCATATGTGACAAGGATGCAGGACCAGAGGAATCTTGCGGACAACATGACAAGGGCCGGTATCAGAGGGGGCGCAACAGAAACAGCTAACCTTCGCCTTGCCACCAACTATGCGAACACAAGAAGCGGAATCCAGGGTCAGCTGTCTAACTCCATCAATGAGATAAACAGAACAGCGAATCAGAACAAGCTGGCCTATCAGCAGGAGATGGACGCAAAGAAACAGCAGTACATCGAGAACCGGCAGAGTGAAGCAAGACAGGCCGCAAGAGAAGACAGCCAGCAGAAACGTACACAGGATATCGAGAGATACACAGCATGGGCCAGCAAGTACTTCAGTAAGAAACAGCTGAAGAAACAGCTGAAGAAGGCGAACAAGTCCGGCAACAAGATCAAGGCACAGATCATCAACGCAAGACTTGGTTATCTGCAGTCACCGGAATACAAGCAGGCGAAAAAGGCGGCGAAGTATTAAAGGAGTGAATCATGGGTCTGATATCCGCTGCTAAAGCAGCATGGAAAAAAATCAAGAAGAAGTCGCAGACATCAGCGCAGGCGGCTTATCAGAAAAAAGTCCAGACAGAAAAGGTCCAGCAGAGGCATCACGTTGTCACATCGAACTATGACAGAGTGCGGTCAAGAGCGACAACAACTCCAACTACCTCCCGGTCTTCCGGGGGGTATTCTTATAGTTCAAGATCGAGCGGTTCTTCAAGACCTTCCGGCAGTACCGGGTGGAGTTCATCGCAGAAGTCCTCCACAAGCCGTCAGACACAGCGCAGACGGACGCAGACAGCGGCAAAAGGTACTTGGCAATCATACGCACAAAAGTCCGCCAAATCGAAGAATACAGCCTCTGGCAGTGTACCAAGGACAGCGAGTGGTGCTATCGACTGGGGGAAGATTAACAGCAAGGAGTACAAAGGGACAGCGGACAAGGCTCTGAAGAAGGCATACGAACAGGGCAAGGCTACGAATGCTCTTGGGTCAAAGGTGAAGACCAGAGAGGGCGGCGGAGTAAAATCCAAAGACCTTACCATGGAAGACATCTTAAAACTTCAGAATGCGTCGAGGAATGGCAATCTGAAGCTGGACGATAAGCTGGCAAAGAAGATTGGATCCCGTACTGCCTATGCCGCCAACCGTAACTCTATGGCAAGAGCATCACACGGATTCATGCAGGGCATGGCATTCGGTGATGTTGAGTCCGGTCCGGCGAAATACAACAAGGCGGCAAGAAAAGCCTTGAAGCAATCAAGAGAATCCACAGCCGGAATGGTTGGATATGGTGTCGGACAGATGGTCGGCTCTATCGGAACAGGCGGTGCGGCAAAGGCACTTGTATCCGGCGGAGCAAAAGCCGGAGCGAAAGCAGCTGCCAAGACCGGGGCAAAGACCACAGCCAAGAAGTTCGCCAGAAACCGTGCTGTCGAAATGGCAGTAGAAGCACCGATGAACATGGCGGATGCCGCCAAGATGTCAAAGGACGAAAACGGCAAAGTCGATTCCAAAAAGATGCTTGGCATGATGGCGGCCAACTCACTCCTCACAGGCGGTACAGGTGCTGTCATGGAAGGTGCGTCAATCAAGTTCACCAAGAAGAACGCAAACCGCCTCATCAAACTGCAAGCCAAGGCGAACAAGAACAATATCACCAAAGAAGAAGGACAGGAACTAAAGAAGCTCTACGATAAACTGGACAAAGTGCGGAAGGATACTGCAAGGGCAGATTCCGACATGGCGGCAGAAAGCTATCGTAAGGGCAAAGGCCTTGAACAGGAAGGCTTCACAGACAGATTCAGAGCAGATGCAGAATCCAAGATGCAGACTACGAAGAATCTGAAGAACTATCGTGACATCAGAGCGAACGAGAGAGCACGGACACAGCGGAAACAGGCGGCGGCTGCGGAGCAGTATGCACAGACCCCGGAAGGTCAGAGAGCAATAACTGACGCAAGGATAAATGAACTGGATGACCAGATCAAGCAACTGCGTTCTGTCGAAGGCTCAAAGGAAGCAAAACTCAATGCCAAGAAAGAAGCCAAGAGATTAGAGCGTGAGCGTGACAAACTTGCACAGGGAGCAAAGTCTGATGTGTCCGGCAAGCGGTATTACGCCACCAAGGATGAAGTCAATGCTATGTCAGAGACCATCAGGGAGAATGAACGGAAACTGGCACAGCTTGAAAGAAGACAGAGTTTCAGCACAGATACGAACACACCGGGATATAAAAAGAGACAGGAAAGAATCGATAATCTTCGTGAGACTATCGAGAAAGACAGAGCCGGTCTTAATAGTGTTACGGTAGGCAATACAAAGGGAGCACCGAAGCCTGTCAAGCCTGTGGACAATGCGACCGTCAGAGCGAATGACGCTGTTATCCCTGATGCTCCCAAGACAACAGAAGCACCAATGAATGCGGCTGAAGCACCAACTGATGCACCAACTGAAATCAATACATCAACCAATGCACCAACTGGAGCACGGAAGGGAGCATCCAAACCGAGAGCATCAAAGGTCGATGTGTCTGGTGCATCAAGTCCAGCTGAAGCGGCTGAAATCAGAGTATCGAATGTCAAGGAGTTCACCAACACTGATAAGGCATTCAAGATGTCCGCAAGGAACATCGTGAAGAATGCACCTGATCAGGCCGATAACGTAAGCAGACTCACAGATGAATATCTTGCAACTGGTGACGAGATCGCCAAGTACAAGAAGCTGAAGGAGAACAGCAACAATCCGAAGCACATCGAGGCCCATGACAAGAAGCTGAAGGCTTTGGAGGATAAGCAGAACAAACTGCATGGCGAACTTCGTAACATTGAAGACACCCATGTTTCACGTTATAGCGATGGAGATTCCGTCCTCAATGACATCACTCCGACAGACAATAAGAAAGTTATCAGCGGTAAGACAAGCAAATTCAGAGACAGAGTCCAGTCCGTCAGAAGACTTACCGAAAACTCCCTCATAGAATTTGAAACGGCTGCGAAGAAGTCCGGCAACAAGGAACTTCAGAACGCTGTTAACAATGTCATTACGGCAAGGAACAGGGCCGGAGCATTCATCGATTCTGCACGTGTATCGTTCAAAACAAGAACCACAACAGGTAAGTCACTGAATCAGATATTCAAGGATGCCGGAGCATTCAAGAACATCGAGACCAGGAACGATTTCAATATGTATGCTCTTTTGAGACACCACATCGACAGAGCAGATAGAGGCGTACCTGTGTTTATGAAGGACGGCAAAACACTGTCTATCCCGGATGCAAAGGCCGCTATGGCTGAACTTGAAAACAAGTACGGGGCGGACAAGCTTGTGCAGTTCAGTGATGATCTGACAGCTTATTCTAATGACCTTCTGAAGTACAGATATGACGCTGGCCTCATCACCAAAGAGACCTACGAAAACACACTGAAGCAGAATCCACACTATGTACCTACTTACAGAATCAAGGACGGTGCAGAAGGGTTCGTGTATGAAGAAGCACAGGGAGCATCTATCGATGCAGTACTGAAAGCCGCCAAGGGTGGCGAGGCTCCCGTGGAAGACCTTTATTCACAGCTTTACAAAATCACTAACGATGTAGTCACCAATGCAGAACAGAATGAGATGATTAAACTCTATGCAAAGGATATGGGGTTTGATCCGAAGCATCTGTCCGGGGATGTAGACATCGAAGATTTAGAGAAATCGAGAATCAAGGCGAACAAGGACGGTACTATCACATTCTTCCAGGATGGCGAACGTGTAACCCTCAAAGCGAATGACCAGGCTGTAAAAGGTCTGCGTGAGTGGAACGGACAGGACTATGCCGTGTACTGTAACTTCTGTGCAAAGTTCGGAAAGATGACAGGAATCAGAGCATTCAAAGGATTAATCACCGACTGGAATATTGCCTTCGGTATCCGTAACGGTGCAAGGGATATGCAACAGGCACTTGTCAACTCCAAGGACACAAGATGGTTTGTGAAGTCTATACCTTCATCAGGACAGGCCATAGTGAACAAAAACAATGCCTACAGGAAACTCTATGAAGCAAACGGCGGTAAGTACTTCGTTCCGTCCGGTGACCCAAAGACATCATTAGATCCAACCAAGACCAGCACGTTTGAGAAAATCGTTGCTCCTATCGAAGCTGTCAACGGTGCAATCGAGATGATGCCGAGAATGTCAGAGTTCATCGGAACTGTGAATAAAGAAGCTGACACACTTCTGAAGAAGACCGGCAAATCACTGAAGGATGTCAGAGCAGAGGCAGAGAAGATAGTCAACTCCAATCCTCCGAAGAACCCGGCAGATATCCCCGGAGCGATTGAAGACCAGTACGCAGAACTTGTGTGCAGTATCGTTGGCAAAGAGACCGTTGACAGAGCCATGAGAAATTCAGCGGACATCACACTGAACTTCTCAAGACATGGTGCGATCATCAAGGGACTTAACTCCGGTGTTGTTCCGTACCTCAATCCGTCCATCCAAGGTCTTTCCAAGACTATCAGACTTTTTACCGAGGGCAAGGCAGACAAGGCTCTGCTGAACATCGGTGCGAAGCTGGGCGTAATGACATTAGCACCGGCGGCGGTGAATGAGATACTGCTGGCAGACAACAGAGACTATCAGGATCTGAACAGCAGAGACAAGGATACAAACTTCTTTATCCCCATTGGTGACGGAAAATTCATCAAGATTCCGAAACCGAGAGAAAACGCTGCCATGTCTGAACCATTCACATATGGTCTGCGGTATTTCTTGGAGAAGGCACAGGTCGGCTCGATCAAGCCGGGCGAGTATTCGTCCCCGGATAACTGGAAGCAGATGTTCGTTTCCATCAGAGATAACATTGGTCCTGTCAATCCTCTGACAAGCAACTACTTCTCACCGCTGTGGAAGACGGCACATAATAAAACATGGTACGGCGGTAACATCGAATCAGTTTCAGACCAGGAACTGCCGGTCACAGACAGAAAAGATGAAACCACATCCGCACTTGCTATCTGGCTGACAGACCATGAATCGCTGAAGAAGTGGACAGAGCAGAACTTCGACAGCAAGAATCCGATCATCAAGCTGGCGGCAAGCAATCTGTCACCGAAGAAAATCGACAACCTCATGGATTCATATCTTGGTATGATCTATGACATGGGAATCAAACCGACAGCGGCGAGCAGAAGCCAAGGGAGCATCCCGGCGAACATTGAGAACTACTTCACAACACAGTTTATTCTTGACGGTGTGTATTCCAATAAGCTGGCACAAGGGTACTACGATAAGCTGGACAAGCTGAACAAGGGAGCAAAAGAAGGCGAGTACACCTACGAAGCCAAGAAGTATCAGCAGAAGTATGGATTCGATGCAATGTCCTATTCGTCTGCAAGGGCGGCAGTGTTCGACATGGAAGATAAGGACTTCGCCAAAATGACACCACAGGAGAAGCAGGCCTTTTCAAGAGAACTGAAGAAACACCAGAACGATGTTTATCGTGGCGGTGTGTTCAACGAGAAGGGAACAACAGGAAGCTTTGAAGACAACTTCAAGAATGACCCAATCAGGGTGATGGCGAGAGAACTGCGGAAGACTTCATTTGAAGACAAGACCGGCAAGATGGCGGAGGAAAAGGTCCTCATGGACTTCACCTACACCAATAAGGACGGAACGAATCAATTCGCTGATGCCTTGAAGGAATTCAAAAAGTCAGACCAGTACAAGGCTGACGGAAAGCGGAAGGGAATCAAAAGCTTCTTCAATGATACTGTCCGTCTGCGTGGTCTGCTTGGTGAATCCGGCGCAAGTAAATCATTCCCGTCATATACTGCGGTGTCACTCGTTGCAGCTGAACGGAATATGAAGTCCGGCACAGACAAGCACACAGCCTTTGCTGATGCGTTCGGAGCATCACAGGATAACCAGAGCGATGCATATAATTATCTTGGTGTCGGCTACACACTGAAGAACTATGCCAACACGCACAAGTCACTTGAACATATGGCGATGCGTGAAGACAAGTATCTGAATCAGATGGACGATAACAAGAAGGCTATCAAACTGGCTACCAAGAAATACTCCGATGGCTCTTACTACATCGAAGGAAAGTATGTGGATTATAAATGCAATCCGGCAAGGTGTATCGTTGCTGACGGAATGACCAGCAAGGAATACAACAAGTGGATGGATAAACATGATCTGCACTCCTACCAGAAGGGCAAGAGCAAAGAGGAGAACTACGGTAAATCTTCAGAGAGGGAAGTTATCACAGCCATCGAACAGGACTATGGAGACAGATCCAATGAGTTCAAGGCCGCTATGTATCGGATGTTCTACGATTACGGGGACAATCCTTATGGCGAGATCGGTGATTATTCTCTGAAGAAAGACAAAGGCCTTCGTCATCCACAGTATGGCTACGGCGGTTATGGCAGAGGATACGGACGCAGAGGCTATGGCGGTTACGGTGGCTACGGCGGATATGGCGGTGGCTATGGTGGCTATGGTTCAGCTGCCGGCGGTAAGGATTGGAACACCTTCGTAGGAGAGATATTCGATATGTCGGAAAAGAAACTCCATGACTACACCAAACCGTCAGAGCTGACCGAAGCCTACAGGAAGCGGAACAGGAAGAAGCAGATGATCAACCAGAAGCATTAGGGGTTAAAAAATGGCTAAATCAAAAAACGATGTTGAAATTTCAACATCCATAGGGCGTAATTCATAACCCGGAGGCCGAAGGTTCAAGTCCTTCCTCCGCAACCAATTTCAACGATTTGAGGCTTGGAACCATTGAAATTCCAAGCCTCTTTTCTTTTATCTCCACCTCCCAACTCGACTCCTCACGACTCCTCAAACACTATCTAAACTCTGCAAAAGTGGTTAAAAAGTGGTTAAATTTCGAAGTGCAGTTTGTCTATGGCATCTATCATGCTGTCCTGTCTGACAAGGGCATAGTGTGCAGCCGTGACTTCCAGTGACTTGTGTCCCATGAGTTTGGACGTTACTTCCAATGGAACACCGCACCGGCACATCTGCGTACAGAATGTAGCACGGTATGCATGCAGATGTTTGTATGGGATATCGTGAGCATCATAGAATCTTACCATTGCTTTACGTACACTGGCCTGATGGTAAAGCTGGCCTGTGCTCGTTGTGAAGATGAAGTCCGTCTGATATCCGTTTCGCTCCATCTCTGCCTCATGCCATGCCTTGTGTTCTTCGTATGCTTTGACAAGGTCCCTGTGCATGGGTATCGTTCTCTTGCTACCCCATTTAGGTTCTTTCAGTTCACCAAGATAATACTGGCGGTCAATGTGTATCATGCCATTTCTGATGTCCGTGTATTTAAGGCCGAGAGCTTCCGAGATACGCACTCCTGTATAAAGTAACACATGGACAAGAAAAGCCTGTCTATGGCGATTCTGAAGCCTTACAGGGGCATCCATAACACGGATTATCTTACTTATTTCTTCATCACTCCACACTATTATTTCTTCATGTCTTGTTGTGTCTTCCTTCTTTGGAATCTCTACGGCTGAAAGACAATTAGATGCATACTCCATTCGTTCCAGCCATTTGAAAAAGCCGGACATGAATTTATTCAGTTCCTTGATAGAGTGTTGTGATACATCAAGGCCATTGTAGAAGGATTGGATAACAGAAGGGGATATGTCCTTCAGCAGAGTATCAGCGAGATCAGTGCCTTTGATGTGTCTTTCATACTCTCCGATGTATCTCTGTATCGTACCCTTGGCATACTTCTGCGAGACTTTCAAGGAGTTCTCTATGTATTCCTCTGCCTTTTCTCCGAGTGTGGCATTCACGGCCTTGACTTTCTTCTGATATTTAGCCTCCGCAAGTTCTTCCAGGTATGCCTTGTACTGTCTTTCTGCATCCAGCTTTGAGCGGCCATAAAAGGACTTCTGCTTACCGTCTATGGTACGGCGTATTCTGTAGTAGTCTCTGCCGTTTATGTTTGTATTCGTCTTGGTAGCCATATCAATCACCTATCAAACATGAGATTATCCATGCCACAACAGCAATAACAAGAAGCCAGAATACAATTATCGGAATGCTGCTAATTACCCAAAACAACACAACACTTACGCCCTTCACAGCTTTGTTCTTACTATCCATAAGATAGCCGAGACCAGCCAATACAAGGCATATGGCAATCACAAATAACATGGTCATAGCTTTCTCCATTCCGCATCAGATACACAGCAATCACAATCGAGATCGCCATCCTCTATATGCTTTAGTTCGTGCTGATATGCTTTCCTCTGTTCTTCGATAGTTAGCTTTGTACTGATGTGGATATCATACCACCCCGGACCTTTTGATACTGCGCTGCCTATACTCCGTGGGATTTCGTCCGAGAAGTGAACAAAGATGTCATCCTTCGTCAATGTCTTCTCCTCTCCATTTACTCATTAACTGTCTGAACGCAATGATGTCTTTCTTCGGCATATCCCTTGCCGCCATGAACATCAGGCGAAGGTCTGGATCATCATGCAGTTCCTGTGCGATCTGTGCGACTTCATCATCAATGTAAAACTGCTCCGGCTCCTCACCATAGACAAGGTAGTCAGTAGACACACCGAGAAAGTCAGCTATCAATTTCGCCGTTTCTTGCGTCAAGTGTTTGGTTCTTCCATGCTTCCAATCTGACAGGGTAGACGGTTTGATTCCTGTAGCCTTTGAAACATCTGAACTTTTTAGGCCCTTTTCCTTTAGTAGTCTTTCATAGATTTCATACATGGTACACCCTCCGAAAAACTTCGGCACGCCGTAAAAATAGGCTTGACAAATACGGCGCAACGTAGTACCATAGGTATAGAAAGTACGGAGCACCGAACTTTTGAAAAATAATTGTTGTTTGACCACTTCAATTATAACGGCTCTCCGTAATTAATACAAGCCACTACATATAGTGGTGGCAAAGAAAGAAAGGAGGGTTGAATTGTTCCAGGACGCATTTAACAAGCTGCTTGAAGAACGGCAGACGAACGTATTCAAGATCAGCAAGGAAATTGATATCCCGGTTACTACGATGTATGACTGGATGCATGGACGAACAAAACCGAAATTTGAATCAGTGATTAAGCTGTCCAAGCATTTCGATGTTCCTCTTGAATACTTCACTGAATAACTGAACACAATGTGGATTCTCTGTAGAGTCGCACCGCAAAACCTCACAACTTCTCATGTTTGGGATTTGCCTCCTTGCAAAGCATAACCAATAGATTCGTTGAATTGACAACCCCCGTATCTGTCAAACATAACTATTCGGTGCGGCTCTGTAGAGAATCCACAGAAAGGAACACAACATGGAAAAACTGGTAGTCACACCAGAAGAAGCGGCAGAAATGCTCGTCACATCCCCGGCAACAGTGAGGGGATGGATAAGAGAAGGACTGCTCCCGGCATACAGACAAGGCCGGAACTGGAAGATAGTAATCAGCCAGTTACAAATCTTCATCGAACAGTTAGCTATACATGAAACGGAAAGGAGGAAACAATGTCAAGAATCATCGGAACAGCACTTGGAGCCGTAGTATTGGCGGCAATGGTTATCGCCTTTGAATACGCTACATTCTATTCCTACACAGGCATGATGCCGTGGGAATAAAAAAAGAACGCTCTCCCAAACAGGATCACGCTCAAATCATCAACAACAGTGTACTCCTGTTTTGGGAAAAAGTAAATATTAATTTCAAAACCGAAAGGAGAACACAAAATGGCAACAAAGAACATGGTAAGCATCACACCGCTGAAGAAGGACATCGTAAGAGTAACAATCGTAGGCAAGACACCGCTGATCGTGCATAACTGGGGCGTAAAGGCCAAGAAGGAAATGCTGGACAAGCAGATGAAGAAGAAGACCGGAAGCAAGCACGATGTCAAGATTCCGATGAATGACTTCATGGAAAGTCTGCACTGGCTGACAGAAAAGCCTGCACTCGGTAAGGATGACGCAGAAGCAGAAGCTATCTGGGAAAACGCAGTAGAGAATGGTGCGAAGTTCGGTTTCCCTGTCACAGGCATCAAGCAGAGCATCATCACAGGAGCATACAGGGCAGGACTTGATATCAAGATGACGGAAATGAGAGGCGTCATGTTCCTTACTGGAGCAACGGAAGCATCCAACAGCGATTATGCAGAAATCATCAGCCCGGAACCGCCTGTGATTCGTGAAGACATGGTAAGAGTCGGCGGTGTAAGCAAGACCGCAGACATCAGATACAGGGCAGAGTTTACAGAATGGGAAATCCCTTTCAATATCGAGTATCACACAGAAGGAAAGTACTCACTGGATCAGATCGTCAATCTCGTTAACTATGGTGGCTTTTATGTCGGCATCGGTGAATGGAGACCGGAGAAGGACGGACAGTTCGGAATGTATGAATTGAGAATCGAGTAATAGCCGAGGCAGGTACGGCGAGGCATGACCGGGTGAGTTAAGGTTAGGTACGGCTAGGCATGACCGGGTTAGTTAAGGTCAGGTACGGCACGGCAGGTTTGGCTCGGCATGTTGAGTCTGGGCCTTGTTAGGTACGTCATTGTCAGCCAAGGTCAGTCAAGGTTTGGCAGGCGTGGACAGGTGCGGTGTGCCTGGGCAATGTGCGGTGCGTTGAGGTATCGTGTGGCTCGGTAGGTCAAGGCAGGCTCGGCCAGGTAATGTTAGGTCGCACATGGCATGGTCTTGTCAGTTCTGGCATGGTAAGGCAGGTGAGGCGTTGTAAGGCTTTGCAAGGTAGGCTCAGGCGTTGTTAGGCAAGGCAAGTTTTGGCAGGCACGGTGCGTTATGTTACGGCGAGGTTAGTTCGGTTATGGTCGGTCGAGGTTTGACTTGGCAGGTAAGGCAAGCCCCGTTAAGGTTGGTTGCGGTGAGTTGCGGATTGGCATGGTGCGATGTGGCAAGGCAGGCAAGGTACGGCACGTTCTGGCAAGGTTAGTTAGGATAAGGTATTGCAAGTTGTGGTATGGCCGGTATGGACACCGAGAAAGGAGAAACAAATGGTTTATAAAAAATATTCTTGGAGAGCCGGTCATGGAAACGTATCTGCTAATGACGCAGGCATGGTCATGGAAAGCATCGAGGAAAGAGATGGCAAGGTTACTGCACAATCTTTCCTTGATGAATCAAGACCGGAAGAATCACCAACACACGGATGCTTTGAATGGGATGACGCTGTTGCTGCGGAGAAATACAGACTTGACCAGGCACAGCACACCATCCTTGATCTGGTGGTTACTGTGGAGCACAACAATGAAGAAAAGAAAATTCCTGCATTTGTCAATGTCACAACATCCGGCAATGCTGAATATGTAACAACAAGCGTTGCATACACCAGAGTGGAAAGCAGGGATGTTGTACTCCGCAATGCACTCAAAGAACTGGAAGCATTTCAGCGTAAGTACGCAAAACTCACAGAACTTACAGATGTATTTGACGCTATCGAGAAAACCGTGAGGAAAAAGAAATGAGATATGAAGAATTAGACATCATCTACACATCAGATGGATGTCCTGAAGGGGCAGAGATCCCGGCAGAAGAATGGGAGGCTATCAATGACTTACAGAATAACCATCACAGCGAATAATGTTCGCACATGTTTCGATTTCGCTGACCCCGTGAACGCAGTGAACTTCATGACAGCTGCACACAAACACGCAAGCAACGCAAGCGATGATATTCCCACCATCACAATGACAATCATAGAGGAGGATTTCTAATGGAATACAAAGATTTAGAGAGAGTAAACGCAGAGATCAAGACCGTTGACATCAAGGGTAAGGACTACGCAGAGGTTCCCAAGAGAGTGACAGCCTTCAGAAAGCTGTTCCCGGAAGGAACCATCGAGACGGAAATTATCTCCTGTCAGAACGGTGTGTGTGTTTTCAAGGCTGTGGCAAAGAACGGAGAGCAGATTCTTGGAACAGGCCACGCTTATGAAAAGGAAGGGAGCACATTCATCAACAAGACAAGTTATATCGAGAACTGTGAAACATCAGCTGTCGGCAGAGCACTTGGATTCGTAGGAATCGGAATCGAGACAAGCATAGCAAGCTACGAAGAAGTACAGAACGCCAAGGCAAACCAGGACGAACCGAAGAAGGGCAAGAAGCCGACAAAGGCTGACCTGATCAACAAAGTACAGGATATCTGCAAGGACAAGAACCTCAATGTGTCGGACTTCTGCAAACAGGCCCATGTCAATTCCCTGTCTGATATGTATGTCGGACAGCTGGAAGACCTTATCAATTTCTTGGAGGGTGAACAATGATTTCAGACAGAGCACTGGACAACTACTATTCAAAGAACTATTTCGGCACAGGGTTAGACTACTTCGATGATGTCCCGGAAGACTATGACCCGGACGAGGAAGACTTTGACCCGGAATGGGACGGATGGGGCAAACCATCAGAGAGAGCAGACTATGATTGGTGATACATCAAGAGAGGGTTGGTTTGGGGCCTCTGATAGTAAATACATCATGGCGAAGAACCGCAGAACCAAGACATGGATGCAATGGTGGGATGTGAAGCTGGGAAAGATGGAATCTCCATTCACAGGCTCAATCTATACCAGAGCCGGGAATCTATTTGAACATCACATCCTACAGGCTATCAACCCGGACATGAGGATGGACGGTCAGATAATCATCGAAAAGTTCTTATTAAGAACTAATTATGACGGATACGTTGATGGGACCATCTACGAAGTGAAGACCCACAAGAACGAAAAAGAGTTTGAACTGATTCCGGCTTACTGGATGCAGGCCCAAGTGGAGATGTACGTATACCAGCAGATGCATGAAAAGTGGTTCCTGCCACCATTCAAAGAACTGTATGTAGCAAGCTATGCACTTCGCCCGGATGAATACTACTTGGAATCAGACGAAGTGGAAGTAGACCCAAGCAGAATAATACTACATCAAGTCAAATATGATCGTGCGTGGGTGAAGGGTGAATATCTTCCGAGGCTCAAAGAATTATCAAGGGCATTGAAGAAAAAGAAGTACCCCGGAGGAGGCTCAAAATGAAGCGTAGAAGCACGAAACGAGCAAAGGCATGTGACATATCCACCAATGTGAAAAAAGCCGTGTATGAGCGAGATAACGGCCTCTGCGTGGTTTGCGGTGCTCCCGGTGCTCCAAATGCTCACTACATCCCAAGGTCTGCCGGTGGTCTTGGCATCGAGCAGAACATTGTGACCCTGTGCCGCAGCTGCCATGATCGGTTCGATTTTGGAGATGGCGAGACAATGGCCCACATCGGAGACATGATCCGGGCGTATCTGATGGAGCACTACCCAGAATGGGACGAAAGCAAATTAACGTATCGCAAATATGGAGATTGGGCGAGATGAAGCTGACAACACAAAACCTAATGATCCAACCGGCATTATCCGGCGGCGCAATTATTCACTTTGAAACTACAGACCTTAAATATCAGCGTGAACTGATGCACAAATACGATGGCAAGGAAGTCACTGTAGACATCAAGGTGAAGCGGAAGGGCAGAAGCCTTGACGCAAATGCTTACTGCTGGGTGCTGTGTGACAAGATCGCTTCGACAAAAGGCCTGCTGCTTAAAAAGACGGATGTCTACAAACAGGCAATAAGGGACTACGGCGTGACAACGATTCTGCCGGTGGAGACAGCAAAGCTGGAAGCCATACTGCGGACCTGGGATAACCTTGGACTTGGCAATGACCATGACATCATCGGCCATTCAAAGATAAAAGGCTATACCAATGTCCGGCTCTATGTCGGAAGCAGCCAGTACAACACAGAGGAAATGTCTGTACTGCTGGACGGAATCATAGCAGACGCACAGGAGTTAGGAATCCAGACGGAGACGCCGGACCAGATCGCGGAAATGAAAGCAATGTGGGGAGAAGCATGAAGACAGGATGGTTTAAGTTCTACAGAAAAGCACTTGATAATCCTATTGTTTCAAAGGATTCGGATCATCTCGCAATATGGGTTTGGCTGCTTACGGAAGCATACGTTTTCCCCTGTGACCGTCTTTTCGGAAAGGAAAGAATCACAGTGAATCCGGGTCAGCTGATTACATCCGCAGAACAGATTGGAAGGGAATTGAAGTGTTCGGAAAGTAAAGTCAAACGTGTATTAAAAGCGTTCGAAAGTGACCGACAGATTGAACAACGGTCAACACGCTACGGAAGGCTAATTACAATACTTCGGTGGGATGAATACCAATCAAGTGAACGACAAGATGAACGACAAGTGACCGACAAGTGGACGACAAGTGACCGACAAGTGAACGCAACAAAAGAATATAAGAATAATAAGAACAGTAAGAATGAGAAGAATATAGATATATATACCCCGGAATATGAGGAGATAGTCGGATATCTCAATGAGATGTGCGGAACATCCTACAGGGCATCTTCGAAGAAAACACAGTCACTGATCAGGGCAAGGCTCAATGAAGGATACAGAGTCGATGACTTCAAGGCCGTGATCTACAAGAAGGGCAAGCAGTGGGTGAACGATCCGAAGATGTGCAAGTTCCTCCGCCCGGAGACATTATTCTCAAACAAATTCGAAGGCTATCTCAATGAGAGGGAATCAAGCGAAAGCATATCAAGATGGGAGGTGGACTTTTGACCAAGGACGAAATCAAGAAACTGATGGAGTACTTCCAGGCAGCATACAAAGGATTCTATGAGGGCAAGGATGTACAGGCGGTTATGACAGTATGGTATGACGCACTCTGTGATGAAGATCCACGGATAGTTTCACAGGCCGCAAAGAACTTCGTCAAGACAAGCGAATTTGCTCCGACAGTTGCCGGTCTGATGAAACAGGTGGACCTTATCAAAGAACCGATAGGCACAACAGACCTCTGGACACTGATCAACAAGGCGGCAAGCAACAGCCTGTATCACTCCGAAGAAGAATTCAAGAAGCTGCCCCCGGAGTGCCAATCCTTTGTCGGTAGTCCGTCAGCATTAAAAGATTTGGCGCAGACGGATGTCGGAACGATGAACACCATAGTCAAAGGCCAGTTCCTCAAAAGGGTGGAAGCCATAAAGGAACATCAAGAGGTCCAGAGGGGACTCCCGGCAGAAGTCAGACAGGCAATTGAGGAATCCAAGAGGAAGTTATTGCTGGAGGAGGAATATGAGTAACCCGTGTTACAAGTGTGTTGAAAGAGTGTTCGGCTGTCATGGGAACTGTGCAAAGTATCTCGCTTGGCGGTCAGAACATACGGCATTAAGAGAGAGGATCCAGGAGGAAAAGCGCAAGGAGAATGAGATATTGAGCGAACCCTTCCGGGCGGTAAAGAGGAGCAGAAACAAGTGAAGCGAGTGAAGAAGCCGAAGCAGAAGACCATTCAGCTTACAGAAAAGGCCATCGAGAAGATGAAGCTGGACGCAACAGACAAAGCAGTAGCAAAAGCATCACTTCTCTACATGGTGGCAATGAAAGATGAATTTGGCTACGGCATCGATGAAATAACAAAGGTGTATGTGAGGGCATCGAGATACGCACTGTATCTTGACAGCCATCTGGCAGAGATGGAAGACCTTGCGAAAACACTGAAGAAAGATACAGGCATAACAATCAGATGGAGGAACACATGAAAGAATTATTAAGAGAAGTCGAGAATGTCATGCGTGGGGAATTGAACCGGGCAAACGAAAAGCGTGGTTTGTTCAAGTCAGAGCATGAAGGCGGTTTCGTTATCCTTGAAGAAGTACAGGAAGCAGACACAGAGACCAAGAGGGTAAAGGTGGCATTCGCACAGCTTGCGGAACACATCTTCAAGGACGAATACAAACAGGCAAGCCGGTCAGCAAAGAAACTGCGTGAAGCTGCGCTGTTCGCCGCCTGTGAATATATCCAGGTGGCAGCAATGGCAGAGAAGTACAACATCAAGGACGATATCGACAAGGAGTATATCGACTACCTGTTTGAGACATGTCCTGAAGCAATGATGATCGAGGCTCCGTCATATCTCAAAGATAACCCGGATGTAATCGAGGCATGCAAGAAGTTAACGGAAGTACTGAACAAAGCGGAGAAGGAGAAAAGAGAGTGAACAAGGTAATTATCACAGGAAATTTAGGCAAAGACCCGGAGATAAGATACACCACCGGGGAAAAGCAGACAGCTATCACAAGGTTCCCCGTTGCGGTCAATGATTGGGAGAATGGCGAGACTAAAACCACATGGGTTCCTGTTGTCACGTTCGGAAAGAAAGCGGAGAACTGCGCGAAATTCCTTTCGAAGGGACGCAAGGTCTTGGTCGAAGGAAAGCTGAACATCAAAAGCTATGAAAAACAGGACGGTACAAAAGCATCTTTCACAGAAGTGGTTGCATGGGATGTCGAGTTTTTAAGCAATCAAGAACAGGTGGAGAGGAATCAAGCTGAAGCACAGAAGGGCCAGTGGAATCAGCCACAGCAGACACAGCCCCCGGCACAACCGGCTTGGAGCAATCCGCAGTGGACAGCACCGCCACAGACACAGACACAAGCACAGCCCCCGGCACAGCAGAACATTACCTATCAGCAGTACCAGGAACAGAAGGCACAGGAACAGATGCAGATCCCGGAAGGATTCGCTGCATTACAGGAGGAGGTTCCGTTCTGATGATTAAACCGACAGTATTTAACTACATGGATTTTGTTCATCTGTCCGAACAGTTTGCCAAGTTACAGGATGAACTTGACAAGCTGAAGGAGGAGAATACCAACTTGAAAATCAAGTGCAGAATCCTGGAGGAAGACAGATGCCAAAGTCACCAGTAGGGAAGTTCATAGACCAGAGGATGGAGGAGTTAGGGATTCCTTCGGTGAAACAATTAGCGAAGATGACCGGCCTTTCATTCTCCGGCCTTTCCAAGATTCGTAATACAGAAATGGCGATGAAGTCCAAGACCGTTGAAGCACTGGCGAAGGCTCTGAAGTGTGATTACTGGGAGATAAAAGACCTGACCCCGGACGAAGCACCGCCGCCAAGACAAAGAAAAGGAGTGCCTACACAGTTCCACAAACGGCAGACCATTTGCTGGGACTGCAAGAACGCAGTGCCGGAAGGAAAGAGAGGATGTTCCTGGTCGAGAAAGCTTGAACCGGTCGAAGGATGGAAGGCCATAGAGACCGAAGTCACAAGGATAGACGGAGGGATGGAGCGTCAGATCAAGTCAGCACTGGTGATTGAATGTCCTCTGTTCAGACCGGACGCAGATCTGGAAGAACCGAAGAATGAACCACAGACGGAC